CACTGCGGACCCTCCTGGAAGTTCTGGGGGGTGTGGAGGCGGTTCTAATTTTGCCGGATCGTATGGCGGCGGCGGCGGAAGCGCACAAGGAAAAGCTGGCGGCGCTTCGTCAACAAGTTCTGGCGGTGGTGGTGGCATATCAACAGTTGGCGGTGATGGTTCAAGTGTAAACGGTGGGGCCGGTGGTTCAGGGTTGTTGAGCAGCATAACTGGCACAGCTACATACTACGGCGGCGGCGGCGGCGGGATGGCGAATGGTGGGTCTAACGGTAGCGGCGGTGTTGGCGGTGGCGGCAATGCGCCCGGCGCATCTGGAACTGCTAATACTGGCGGTGGCGGTGGTGGCGGCATATCGGCAGGCGCAGGAGCTGGTGGATCAGGCGTCACCATTATTCGGTATCCTGATACTTTTGCTGCGGCAACTTCAACTACAGGGTCACCCACAATTACAGTAACTGGCGGCTATCGTATCTACAAATACACTGGCTCTGGAACCTTTACATTTTAAATGAAAAAAGAATATGGCACACTTTGCTAAACTTGATGAGAACAATGTTGTACTGCAAGTAATCGTTGTTCACAACAACGAATTGCTTGACGCTGATGGTGTTGAGCAAGAGGCGCTGGGGCAGGCGTTCTGCACAAACTTGTTGGGCGGTAACTGGAAACAAACCAGCTACAACGGAAACATTCGGAAAAACTATGCGGGGGTTGGATTTACTTACAACCCCGCGCTTGATGAGTTTATTGTTTAATGACCGTACTGGTGCGGCTCACCAGGGAATCGAAGGATTCACACAATGCCATCGCTTCCACAGGACAAAGCCAACCACGCCGTCTACGGCGCGTTAATCTTCCTGCTGGCGCTGGCTATCCTGCGCCGCCCTGACGCCGCCTATGGCCTCGTGGTGGCCGCAGCAGTAGGCAAGGAAGTCATCGACTGGCTATCTAACCAACGCGCTATCAGAGCAGGCTTGACGCCCACGCATGGCGTAGAATGGTTCGATGCCCTGGCAACCTGCGCCGGCGGGGCGGTGCCACTCCTTGCTAGGATGATCTGATGGATTCGCAACACCTGATCGACATTGGCCTTGCTACCGCTTGCGCGGTTACCGGCTGGTTTGCAAGGGAGTTGTGGTCAGCGGTCAAGGAGTTGAAAGCCGACCTGACCCGCCTATCGGTCGAGCTACCCAAGACGTATGTGACGCGGGACGATTACAGGTCAGACCTCAAAGAGATCCGCGACCTGCTGGGGCGCATCTTTGACAAGCTGGACGGCAAGGTCGACCGCTCATAGCACTCGCTCCCAGCGGATACGCGCAACATCACCCGACCCTATGTCGGAGCGTTTCCGACTCGGCACGTCCCAACCCTTTCGGGCCGGAAGTTGGGCGGCAACTGCCCAGCCAGCGCCGCGCAACGATGCGCCAGACTCATCGTGTTGTGTGTACGTCACGCACTTTGCATAGCCAAGCGCAGTAGCTGCACGGCAGATAGCGCCATACAGTTTTGAGTTGGCGTTGCGCGTTCCATCGGTGCAAGTGCGCGTCACCTCCAGCGTCAGCCCATCGTCCAACATCCGCGCCACTGGCCGACCAGCGGTTGCCGTGCCCACAAGAACGTCATCGACAAACAGGCCAACGCTAAACTTGTGGCCAATCGGCGGCTTGTTGTGCCGGTGATGCTCGCGCACATACTCTTGCGCCAACTTGAGTGATATTGGAGCGATTTTCATAGCAGCGCCGAGATACCCACAGTCACCATCTCGCTTTTGAGCTTGCTAGGGTTGGTCTTCGCCATCACCCGCAGCGCCACCGCTGCGAACGTCTCGATTCCGGCCCAGGCGTCCTCTAGGTGCGGATCATTGAGCGCCAGGATGTGCGCTCGGATGGTCAGAACATCAGCCATGTAGGCCTCGCGGATCGCGTCTATGGCGGCTTTGGTCGGCCTCACAGGAACGCCGCCAGTTGCCAGATTGAGTTCGGCGCGTGGAGCTTGAACGGCTTCGCTACCCGACGCGGCGCCAGTTCCGATGCGGCCTGGCGGGCGGCAAGCCTCGCTGTCCTACGGTCCCTGCACGCCTTGTGCTGTAGCTTGCGCTTCGTCCAGCGCCCAGCGTCTAGCTCTGCTGCTCGCTCAGGCGACGCCCATCGCGCAGTGACGCCGCTACCGGCCACGCCCAGCAGCCGCGCCTTGCGGGCAAAGCACAGAATCTTGCGGGTCTTGTCGAGCGTGATCGCCATGCGCAGGTGCATGTCGACCGTGCTCACGCCGTTTGGGTACTCGCGGACTAGGTTGGATGCCAGGTGCATCAGCAGTTCGGTGTCAGGATGCATCATCTCGTACTCGCAGTGTTCCGCCTTCGTGCATCGCCAGTAGCAACTGCGCAATGACGATCTCTTGGCGTTTGACTTCGTATTTGAGGCGCTCGTTCTCCGCTAGGGCATCGCCCAGCAGAAGGTCTAGTTTTCTTTCGGTCTCAGTCATTTTTTTCCTTTAGCTTTGCTTCTGCTGCTCTAATAAACTCCACAACCTCACTCTTGAACTCAACCACGTACTTTGTGAGTTTATTTACATCAGCCTTCGTCAGCCCCTGCCACTCAAGCTTCGTATAAAGCGGCAAAGCTCGTTGGCCTTGCTGGATGTCGGTTGGGTTATCGGTTACATACACAGATTTACCGTCTTCTGTGTAAACCATCCATGCTACGGGTTCAACCACCGGGTTCAATCCAAAACAACTCCCCAATCTGCTCTGCCGTGTACGTGCCAAAATCGTTACTGGCCCACTTAACCAGCGCTTTGCCGGTGGTGGAGGTGGCCCATACGCTACACAGTTCGTCGGTTTCAATGCAGCGCAAAACGTCTCCTCGGGCTGGTGCCCCCAACCCCCCTGAACAGGCGTAGCAGAGCTTGGCCCTCTTGCACGTTTCCCCGCAGTCCCCCTGCGTCATTTTCTACCCCAACCTACGCCATAGCAAAACACTACGAACGTCCATATCAAAAAAAGCATTAAGTTGTATAGCTCACGATCAATCATGGCTCAATCCCAAAATGGTTAAGTATCAGCAGCTTGACGTTTCCACCGTAGTTGACGCTCAACTCGGCGCACTCCCGGACGATACGGTCGGCAAACTTCTGCACGTTAATGTAGTCGGCGCAACACTCCTCACGCCCACGGTGGTCAACGGTAATGTCGAAGCAGCCGTCCATTAGTTTTCTAATTCTTTCGTTCATGGCTCAACTCCAAAATGTTGTCTAATGGTCATAGCGTCAATTGCTCGCACTTGATCACAACATTCAGCAATAATCAACTTGGCGAGCTTCTGCGAGTACAACTGTTCCCGTGTGTATCCAGTTTCTTTCTTGTCGTACTCTTTATAGCTCCACTCATTCGCTTGCTCAATGAGTTCACTGATTATTCGTTCGTTCATAACTCAATCCTCTGCTTAATGCCCAACATCTCTCGATGCAGGTTCTCCAGCATCACCCGGTAGGGTGACTGGGGCAGGCAGTCCGTTGCCAGCTTGCATCGGTCTGCAAATGTCTCACCCCCTTCAGTGCGTACTGCTTCGCGTACAACGGCCCGCACCTTCGCAAGCATGTCGTCAGGGTGGAGGCTAGTTGGCCAACGCCACCCCATCAGTTCCGCAATGCGTTCATCGGTCACGATGCAACCCCTTTCGTCTTCTCAAAAGTCCTCAAGCCACCGAGCCCGAGCATCCCCAACATCAGTTGCCACAAGTTGTCGTCAATGCCAGGCAGCGCAGGCAGCGGGTGGTCAAGCACAATGCCGGTCCACTGCACCAGCGGCCTAGCGATGTATTGACAGGCCAGCGCCAAGGCGCAGACCCAGCCAATGGCTGGGCGCCAGCCACTTGTGAACGCGCTGGGGCTCGACGCTTCGGCGCGGTTGACGTCCAGCTGGCCCTGGACAATGGCAACCTGAGCGGCAAGTTGCGCCGCCTCGGCCTGCGACTTGTCTGGCCAGATGCGGGTGATGACGGTCTGCGCCAGTTCGACGCCTGCGGTCAGTGGGTCTATTGCCATTCGCCTGTCTCCATCTGCTTGGCCATGCGGGCCGCCCGACCAAAGGTTTGCTTGGCCCAAGCGCTGTCCAGCATCTCGGCTGCGGCCTCGGCGAATTGCCCATCCTCCACGCTGCCGAGCGTGCGCTTGAACTGAAGCAGTCCCTTCAGGCCCATCTGGAACGCCATGCCGATCAGCACGGCCTGGCGGGCATCGTTGAGCTTCTCCATCCAGGGCAGCGCAGCCAGCACCGCTTCGTAGTTGCGCTTAATGTCGTTCTCAAGCAAGAAGTCGATCTCGTCTGGCGACAGGCCGCCGCCCTTGCGCGAGTCGATCAGCCGGCCTACGCCAATCGTCCAGTAGCCGAGGCTGTCCTGGTACGCGCAGGACTCGGCGCCCTCTTCCCTCAAAAGTTGGCTCTTCAGGTCCATAGCGTCACCCCGTAAGCCAGCGCCAGTACCCAGACACTGAAGGCAACGGCTCGGTTGAACCACGACCATCGGTTTCTGTAGTGGGTGATGGCGTAACCGTCGCCGCCGAAGGCTTCGTCGAGCGATCTACAGAAACGGCGAGTTGTTCCGTTGTGCTGAACCGGTGGTTGTTGTAACACTGGTATCTCCTTCTGGTTGAATTGTCGGGCGCGGCCCGAGTTGAAAGCACGCCGGCTGGCGCGTTACAGCGGGGGCATTGCATATAACGGCACCGCATCGCATCCGAGGCCCACCCAATATTCCATCTCCTCGCGGCGCCTGGTGAGCAGGATGCAGACGCCTGACTCGCTGACCATCCATCCGATGTGCGTCACGCTAGCCACGCAATCAGCGCCACTAGGGCGACGATCCAGACGGCCGCAAACAGGCTCTGGCGAGCCGCAGCCTTACAGAAGTACTCTTCTCTGTCTTTCATGTCTTGCTCCTCTCTGGCCAACTGTCTGGCCTTGGATACCACTTGACGTCATCGGTTGATTCCCTGGCGCTGTAATGACGTATCTGGTGCTCGTTGTCGCTGTCCAGGCAGGCCCAAGACCAGCACTTGCCGTTCCACCAGCGAACCTTGTGCTCGCCAGTTGGCCACCATCCAATGCTTGGCGGCGGCTTATTCTTCATCGTACCCACCATCACCATCAAAACGTTCTTGCTCGTCCAGGGCGAGCAGTTCGATTGCCTCGATCTTGTCGGGGCTCAGAAGGCCCAGAATGTCGGTGTCCTTAATGTAGGCGGCAACCAAGCACATTGTGCTTGGGTAATCGGGGTGATCCCCGTGGCCTGCGCACTCGGGCTCGTAGTCCAGGTGGCAGACCAAGGGCTGGTCCACGTCGTCTATGTTGTAGACGAACTCCACGCTGTCCAGCGGGCAGGGTGGGGCGCCGTTCATGACAGCGCCAGGAAAAGGAAGGTGGCGCCAGCAAGCCCGAGGGCTATGGAGAAGAGGGCATCAGAGATCATTTGGGCTCCTTGGTGCCCGGCGCTGGGCCGGGCTGGGTTGGTTATCGGCGGGCTGCAATCAAGGCATCGTCTGCCAGCTTCCAGGCGTCTGGGTTTTCTGGAATCCAGAGGTCTGCATCGCGACGAGCGTTCAGCTCGGCCTGCTTGCTGGCTGCGCACTTTGCGCATTGCTCATCTTCTTGCGTCAGTTTGAAGCCGGCCCAGTTGCAAGACACCGGCGTGCGCAAGACGTTGCGACCGCAAGCGGTCTTGGCGGCGAATCCGCTGCCGGCTTTGTTGAGGTGCATTTGGCGGTATGTCATTTGGCTTTTCCTGTTCGCTGGTTGCGGGTTGGTGTAAGAGCATTACACTACAAAAAAAGCATCAATTCCTAGGTACAAACCCTAGGTTTCGCATCTTTTCTTTAGCATCTTCCTGCCCTCGCCCGACGACCACATGGTGCCCTAGGTTGCGCAGGTAGTCATGCCAGCTTTGCTGCTCCGACGAGACGCTGCCGCCCTTCTCCCGCTTCATTTCGATCCAGAGCAGCCAGGCCGGGACGAACAGGTCAGGCACGCCAGCCGATACGCCTTCGGCCTTCAGGCGTCCGGCGGCGGCGATGCCTCTCAGGCCACCGTTCGGGATCGCAAAGACCCGCACCCCGCAGGCCTGGCGGATCCACTGCACCAGCTCGCGCTGCTCTTCGTGTTCTGTTTTCATCAGAAGGGCAGGTCAAGGGTCCACTTGTCGCAGGCATCCGGCGTGGCGGCGAAGTCCTCCGGCGGCTCCTTAAAAAACTCCACGCACAGGCCGTCCGTGCCATAGAGCTCGCAGCTGTGGCAGCACTTGGGCGGGCCGGCCTCGAGCATCTTGTAGTAGATCGTCACGATCTCAGGCTGTTTGTGGCGCATCTAGTTTCCATTTTCGTTGCATAACACGGTGATATTTACCGTCCATCTTGAACTCGATCATGTCTGGCGGCTCGCCGCAGGAAAGAATATCAGCCACCACGTCCAGCGGGTTGTAGAGGTCGGACACAAGCACATCGGCACCCGAAGCGATCTCTGCCACAGTCCGCCTGGCCTTCTCGCCCGCATAGCCGGGATTGTTCACCGGCATGTATTCGCTCACTGGTGCATCAGAGAGTGCGCCGTAATACGTCACCATCAACATCTCCTGCCCACTGGCTCGGCTGACATGCTTGCGCCAGCGCCAGGCGGTCACCGACATTTCCTTGCCCGCCAATCCCATAATGTCATCGTTCTGGAGCTTGAGCTTCTTAACTTCAGGCTCCGGGAACGGATGCCCGCAGGCAGGGCATACACGGGCCGCCAGGGCGCAGAGTTCCTGGCAGTTGTCGCATACCTTGACCGGCGCGGCTCCCTCCTTGTCGCCCTTCTTGTTCGGCGGTCGGACATGCGTGATCGGGCCGTGCGTTGCCACCACCGCTGCGAAGTCAAGCACCAGGCAGTGATCGGTATGGCTCTTGGGCCGCAAACCCCGGCCCGCCATCTGGACGTAGAGGCCTGGCGACATGGTAGGCCGCAGCATGGCGATTAGGTCAATGTCCGGGTAATCAAACCCGGTGGTCAGGACATTGGCGTTGGTCAGGCAACGGATGCGGCCCGCCTTGAATTCGCCGATGATGCGCTCGCGTTCTTTTCTGGAAGTAGCGCCGGTGATGCAATCGGCAACGATGCCCAACTCGTTCAACTTGTCGCAAATGTTCCAAGCGTGCTGGACGCCAGAGCAGAAGGCCAGCCAGGCCTTGCGGTCCCCGGCGAGCTTGATGATCTCGCGCACGACGGAATTGTTCTGGTCTGCGGTGTCCACTGCGGCCTGCAACTCGGCCTCGATGAACTCCCCGCCACGCTTGTGAACCCCGCTGGTGTCCAGCTGGGCGGTGGTGTGCTTGGAGCGTAAAGGTGCCAAGTGGCCGAGGCGCACCAGTTCAAGGATGTTCGTGGGCTCGATGAGTTCCTTAAAGATGGCCGGCTCGTCGGTAATCATTCCGTGGCCGAGGCGGTAAGGGCTAGCTGTAAAACCTATTACGCGCAATCTTGGATTTATTTCTAACAATTGCGCTATTAGCTTTCTATATCCGCCTTCGTCTTTGTGCGATATAACATGTGCCTCATCGCACAAAATTATATCAACATGGCCTATTTGTTTTGCTTTATTTCTAATGGATTGAATGCCGGCAAATGTAATAGGTTCGCCTAATTGTTTTTTTCCAACGGATGCGCTATAGACGCCAACTGGCGCATCAGGCCAGTGGTGTCGCAATTTCTCAAGGTTCTGCTCAAGTAATTCTTTGACGTGGGTCAACATCAGAATCTGGCTGTCCGGCCACTCTTGCAGCACTCGCTTGCACAGGGCTGCAATGATGTGGCTCTTGCCCGAGCCGGTGGGCAGCACCAGGCAGGGATTGCCGGTGGCGTTGTGATCGAACCAGGCGTAGAGCTGGTTTATTGTGCGTTGTTGGTAGTCACGGAGCATTGGTCTGCTCCAGTACAAGTGACATTTGGCGGTCATCAGCAATTGCTGGCACAGCCTTAGCAATCCGCTCTTTTTGCAACGT